GAAATTGACCAAGTAGATGCTCAGAATGCTTTGAACATGGCTATCTATGGTCGTGCTTACGAGTACATCTATGCTAAAGAGGGATGACTGAGTTGGACTCAACTAGTATTGACACGAGAATACTTCATGGTCTACGATGATAGTATTGAGCGGAAGCCTTTGTTTGCGGTCTATTACTATGAAGTAAAAGACGATACGAAAGACACTACCAAGTACCAGGCTGAGGTTTTTACCGAAAATCTGCACTATCACATGGTGCTGAGAAGTACAGATTCAGGAACAACTCAGAATGAGCAGGTAACCCCTCACAACCTTGGGCAAATCCCAATTATCGAATATCGCAACAATCACTTTGCAATTGGTGACTATGAGCAACAAATTAGCTTGATAGACGCTTATAATTCCTTGATGGGGAATCGTGTCAATGATAAGGAACAGGCTGTAGAGTCTATACTTGTCTTGTATGGCACGCAGTTAGCAGACACTCCAGAAGACGCTAAGGTAGCAATGAAGATTCTTTCTGAAGAAGGTCTTTTGGAATTGCCGGGCGATAGTGCAAGGGCTGAGTTCTTGAAGAATACGCTGGACGAAAGTGCTACTGAAATCTTGCGTACAGCTCTTAAAGAGGACATCTACACATTTAGCCATGTGCCTAATTTGACTGATGAGAATTTCGCAGGGAATACTTCGGGGGTGAAATAGTTGCCCTCCTCAAAGGTAACTTTGAGGTAATAAATCGGGTTAAAATTGGAAGGCGCAAAACAGTAATAACCTAGATATTTATATTCTGTTATGGTATAATAAGAGTATAATAATCTAGGAGAAGATGAATGATAAAAGATAAAATGCACAAACATCTAAATCAAGTTTATTACTCTATGTTAGCAAGGTGTTATGATGAAAAACATTGGGCTTATAAATGGTATGGGAAACGTGGAATAGGTGTTTCTGATGAATTTAGTGATGTAGCTAAGTTCAGAAGTTGGGCAATGCAAAACGGAGTAGAATTTGGTTTGCAATTAGATAGGATAGATAATGACAAAGACTACTCACCAAGTAATTGTAGGTGGGTTCCTGAACATACAAATAAACGTAATCGTTCTGATAACGTTAAGTATAAGGGATATATCTTGAGAGACTATCTAAAAAAATTATCTGAAGAAAACAACATTTCTTTTTCAACTCTTGTCTACAGATATTATCGTTCCATAAAACGAGATGATATAATCGTTAATGATGAAACAATAGATGATATCTTATTGAATTATAAAAAATACGATTTAAGACAATTTTCAAAAGGTGTGGACATGTCTGGTAAGACAATTGTTCGAGATGAAAAAGGGAGATTTGTGACATATTACTGAAGCTAATCAATTACCACTGCTGGTAGAAATATCAGTAAGGTTTAACGACTAGATAGAGTAAGCTAAGTGAGAAACGGTACATAGTATCGTTTTTTTTATATGCAGAAATATCCACGAAATCCGACACCCTGATAAGGGTGAAGAGATAGTCTGAACTTACGGGAAACCGTAAGAAGTAGAGGATAAAGAGCCTCTACGGTAACAAAATTGAGCTATGGAATTCAAGCTAATGGGCCTTGAGATGATTACCAAGACCAAGGAAGCGAACTACAAGCGTGGATTAAGACAGCGTATTGCGATTTTTGCTCATTACTTAGGCATGAAGCAGATTGCTTTAGAGTCTCATTCAATCGTTCCACAATTCAGTCGTGGTTTGCCTAAAAACTTGCTGGAAATCTCTCAGATTGTGAACAATTTGGAAGGTAAAGTGACCAATAGGCAGCTTATTTCTCTCTTGCCGTTTGTGGAAGACCCTGACGCTGAACTGGAAGCCTTGGAAGAAGAAAAAAAAAAGAACATGGAAGACATGCGACGAGTGTTCAACCAAGACAACACGAAACCCGAAGACGAGGTAGAGGATGAAGAATCAGGAGTATTGGGCGAAGAGGAAAGCCAATCTGATTTACCAGCAGATGGACAAGGCCGAAAAGCAGGCAGACCAGTTCGATAAGGTCTATCAGGAAGCCAAGACTTACTTGGATAAGGAAGTCAATAAGATTTTTGATAAGTTCCAACGTGATTATGGTCTAAGTCAGGTAGAAGCTAGACAAGTCTTGAAGAACATGAAAGACAAGAAAAATCTGAATGAACTTCGTAAAGTACTTGAAGCGAGACCGAATGATCCAAATATCCAAAGACTACTGGCTGACTTAGATAGTCCGGCTTATTCTTTCCGTATGAAGCGCCTAGAGCGTTTGAGCGACGATTTAGACCGTATGCGTGAATCTATCTATCATTCAGAGAAGACAGGCTCAGACGCCTTTTATAGCGACTTGATGAAGGATAGTTACTACAAGGCTACCTTTGACCTGCAGCAGCAGACAGGACTAGCGTACGGCTTTTCTGGGCTTCCTGAGAGCGAGATTAAACATCTACAGTCTTTCAGTTGGGTAGGTGACGGAAGTACCTACTCTACAGACATCTGGAAGAATACGGGGAAGCTTACTTCTAGCATAAAAGATGAACTCCTCATGAGCCTCATGACAGGCCGAGATACACGAGAAACTGCACAAGCTATTGCTGAGAGGTTCAATGTAGGTCAGAACGATGCAAGACGTTTGGTTCGGACAGAATCAGCCTTTTTTCATAACCAAATGGAGCTACTCAACTATGAGGAAGCGGATATAGAGAAGTATATCTTTGTGGCCGTCTTAGACAAGCGGACATCACGCATTTGTCAGGAGCATGACAATCAGGTCTATGATAGGGATAAGGCTGTCCCTGGTGTCAATTGTCCGCCTATGCACCCTTGGTGTAGGTCTACTACTGTCGGATACGATGAGGACGCAGACTACAGCAAGTTGAAGCGCAGAGCAAGGAATCCAGAGACAGGTAAAGTTGAGTACGTGCCTGCCGATATGACTTATAAAGAGTGGTATAGCAAGTATGTTGCGAAAGACGGGGAAAAGGTGTATAATCAAGATACAAGAGAAGCCAAGGCGAAATTTTATAGCGAACAACTATTGTCCAAAATTTCAGGAGTTGAGCCAAAAATTACAAGTGATATGCAACGTATCGCAGGAGAAAACAAATTGGCAGGTCTTGAATTTAGGAAGAAAACAGTTGAGTCGTTATCACGTAAAATTATTGCAGATAGCCTAGTTGAAAATATAAGTTTGTCAAAAGCCGTGAGTAAGATTAATGACGCCTTAAGGTACACAACTATTTTCGATTCCGATACTTTTACAGAAGAGTATTTGAAGATGAAACAGAAGCTTATCGCAGAAGGTTATAAAATTGTAAAAGTAAAAAACACTTGGCTAGTAGATGGACCATACAAAGGTGTGAATACAGTCGTTGAAAAAGATGGTATCAACTTTGAAATGCAGTATCATACTCAGGAAAGTTTCGACTTAAAAAATGGTTCATTACATGAACTCTATGAGAAGTATCGTGATACGAATACATCTGATCTAGAACGCATGAAATTATTTAAGGAAATGCTTGATTTAAGCAATGGGCTTGAGATTCCTAAAAATATAGAGAGGGTGAAGTGATATGAAAGATATTAAATACTACCGCACAACGACGAACAATGCTCAAGTACTTCGTTTGATTGATGGTGTCATGCAAGTTTTTGACATTGAAAAAAAGTGGGTTAATAGCATGGATTGGTTTAATAAAATCTTTTTTAATGACTTTACGGATTTTGAAGAAATTTCAGAAAATGATGCATTTACTTATATTGACAGGATGGTAGCGGCATGATTGATATTGCCTTGGCTATCGCTAAAAAAGCACATGCAGGGCAGGTAGATAAAGCGGGTGTTGATTACATACAGCATCCTCTCTATGTGGCCAGTCAAGTCAACACTGAACAAGAAAAAGCTGTCGCTCTTTTACATGATGTGATTGAGGATAGCGATATAACTGCTGCCGATTTATTCGTGTCTGGCTTGTCAAATGAAGTTGTTACAGCGGTACAAATTTTGACAAAGAAAAAAGGTCAAAGTTATCAAGAATATCTTGGGAAAGTAAAATCAAATAATTTAGCAAGAGTTGTAAAACTTGCAGATTTGAAACATAACTCAGATTTATCACGTTTGAAATCTGTTACCAATACAGACTACGAGCGTGTTAAAAAATATAAAAATGCAATTTATTACTTAAGCACCTAGAGAAATCTAAGTGCTTTTTTCGTGCTCAGAAAGGAGAATCTGATGAATAAGTACAAAAAGTTGATAGAATTGATTGAAAATAACGGTCTTGAGATACAATCTAAGAAATGTTATGATCCACAGAGTGCTTGGCATGGTGAGGAGTTATGGATTGTTGATAAGAAAAAACAAAATAAAATTTTTGATTTATCAGGTAACGGTTACTGTTTTCATGACGCTAAAGTTGAGGAAGCCATTGAAGAAGTTGAGAAGTATCTATTATTGAAAAAGATGGATACGTTTGATGATTTCAAAAAATGGGTGGAAAAGAATGCTAAGCCTAAAAAATGATGCTTAGAAAGGAGTGAAGATATGTTTATTTGGGATTGGGTATCAATCGCTTTCGGGTGGTTGGTATTTTTGTTTTTAATGCTATTTATCATAGCGTTTGTGAAAAAAGTAATTGAAGAAATCAAAAAATAATCTAACCGTATGGAATTCCGTACGGTTTTTATATTGTCCAAACTGTACCGATGACATTAAAAGCTGTACCGTTCCGTCGCCGGACGTAAAACGAGATTATCGAGTGGCGACGTAATCGCTGGAGGACAATTATGTCAGAAGAAATCAATGCAACTGTATCTACTGAATCAACTGAGACTGTCGACACTCAAGAAAATGTTGATACGGTGCAGGAAGAAAAGCACGAACGAACTTTCACTCGTGCTGAAATCGGTAAGATGCTATCTGCCGAACGCTCTAAATGGGAAGCTGAGCAAGAAGCCAAGGAAAACGAAGCTAAGAAACTTGCCAAGATGAACGCTGACGAGAAACAGAAATATCAGTTGGATCAGCGTGAGCAAGAACTAGCTGACCGTGAAAAAGCTATTGCTCGCAAGGAATTGACCGCAGAAGCTAAAGCAATGTTAAGTGAACGTGACTTACCTGTTGAGTTAGTAAATGTAGTTGATTTGACAAGCGCAGAGACGGTATCTGAATCTATTACCTCTATCCAAAAAGCATGGGAAGAGTCAGTTCAGAAGGGAGTTTCTGAACGTATGAAAGGTAGTGCACCTATCAAAAATGCACAAACAGTCCAGCAAGAAGTCACGGAAAAATGGCGTAAAGACTTCTTGTAATAAAAGAAAAGAGGAAAAATAAATGGCATTTGAAGAATTAAACACAGCAGAATCACGCAAGAAACATCTTGGGATTATTGAGGATGTGCTTGCGGTAAATTCATATTCAACACCACTTGTAACATCAAGCGATGCAGTAACCTTGCAAGGTCGCTCTTTTACAGTAGCAACTGGTAACACAACAGAGTTGAAAGACTACAAACGTAACAAAGACAACGAATTTGATCACGTTGAAGTTGAAGAAAAGGTTTATACCCTTGATGAAGAAAAATACTGGGGTCGTTTCGTAGATCAATTGGACGAACGTGACTCTAATGGTCAAGTGAATATCAATTATGTTATTGCCCGTCAGGCTGCAGAAGTAGTCGCTCCATATCTTGATGAACTACGTTTTGGTGCAGCACTTGGAAATGTAAGTGACAATGTTGCCATGGGTAAAACAGCAGGAGCGAACAACGCTTATAATGCGGTTCTTGATGTGTCTGAGAAACTTGATGAGCTTGGAATTACAAAAGAACGCTTGCTCTTCGTCACTCCAAGTTTCTACAAAGCGATCAAGTCTGAAATCGTTCGTCTACCACATGGTGACGCAGATAAGAAAGTCCTTGGAAAAGGATATGTTGGTGAATTGGATGATTACACAGTCTATAAGGTTCCTTCTAAATTCCTGAAAGGTGTTAATGCCCTTGCTACTGCTCCAGGTGTTGTTACATCTCCAGTACAAGTAGATAATACTAAGTACAACGATAACATTCCAGGGCGATTTGGCGAATTGGTAGAGCAATTGCTTTACACTGGTGCATTTGTTCTTGAACACTTCAAGAAATACATCATCACAATTGCAGATTCTAAGCCTGCTGCTAAACCATCTACTCAAGGTAAAGTTGTAAACCGTGCTAAAGCGTGGAAAACTGGAACAACCTACAAAGAAGGTGACACAGTTACTCATGCCGATAAAGTCTATGTAGCGGTTAAGGATATTTCTAATTCATCAACCGCACCAGACACAGATACAACTAACTGGAAAGAAAAAACTGGTAAGAAATAGGTCCGAGTTATGAAATTTAAAATCAAACAAGATTTCTATGATTGGGAATCAAATGTGAAACGACTGGCAGGAGAGGAACTTGAGATTACTGAGGAGCGCTATGCTGAACTGGCTGACAATATTGCCAGCAACGGTGTCGCTATCTCAGATGTTCTTGAGGAAATCTTTCCTAAACCTGAGTTCTTAGAAGAGGATTGATATGTCTATAGAGTTGCTGAAGAAATTAACAGGCGAAGAAGATACTCAGCTTCTCATGTTGCTCCAAACAAGGGCTACAAATCTTATCTTGTCAGAGACTAATCGCACATCTTTGACACCTGCTTTAAGTCTTTTAATACCTGAGGTTGCTATCGAACTCCACAACCGCTCAGGAGCGGAAGGAGAGCATTCTAGAACCGAGGGTGGTATAGCAGTAGTCTACGGAGAAAACGGCCTGTCTACGGATCTTCTACAGCGAATACGCATGCACAGGCTAGCAAGGGTGGCAGGTCATGTTTTTGAAGCAGAGTAGACTGAAACCTTATCCAATGCGACGGTTTGAAAAGACTGTCACTGAGGAAGGTGTCGCGAAAGAAGGGTATGCCAAGGAAGCTGAGACAGTCCGCCTTGAATTGTGGCCAGCTAGTAGCAAGCTACAATCTGAATTGTATGGCGAGCGTGTCAATGATATTTTGAACGCAAATGCCAACAAGTCAGCTACTATCAAAGTAAAAGATGGTGTGTGTATCGATAGTCAGACGGAAGTGACTCATAGGGTTATTTCTAAAAAGGTCTACACACATCATCAAGTTTTGGAGTTAGAGCGTGTCAGGGCTACTAGGGGCAGATAGGCTTATAGCTAAATGTAGACGATTGGCTAGTAAAAAAACTGGCGAGGATATCGTCTTACGTGCGGTGCACAATGCTACTATAAAGGTTGTCCAAGCAGATGCAAGAAGACTCGCACCAGCGAGAGATGGAGAGCTTATAACTAGTATCAAAACTAGGGCAAAAATGGACGGAGATAGGGCTATAGGCGAAGTTTACACCAACCTTAAATACGCTCCTTATGTTGAGTTTGGAACGGGACCAATAGGACAAGCTAACCATTCGGGTATCTCTCCAGAGGTCAGCGTAACTTACAAGTCTAATCCTTGGTATGTGCATGAAGACCAAATCAATGTAGGACCGTACCACTTTCAAAAGATTGGGGAGTTCTACAAGATGTATGGTCAACCTGCTCAGCCTTATCTTTATCCAGCTTTGAGAGACAATCAAGAGCGTGTGTCTAAGAATATTTCGAATTATGTCCGTAGAAAGATAAGAGAACAAATAAAATGATTAATATCAAGCCTGTTATTTATAAAGAATTGCAAAAGGTTGCAGATAATGTGACCGATACTTATCCTAGCGATTGGGAGACTTTCCCAGTCGTTATTTTTTTGGAAGAACAAAACAAGCCGGGTGATTGGTTTGATGACCAGGAACAAAAATCCTCTATCCGCTACAAGGTGGATATCTTTGATGATACCAGCACTAGTGAGTTAGCTGTTAAAATCAATCAGATTTTTGAGTCTTTAGGTTTGCGAAGAACTGACTGCCAAGACGTGCCAGACCCGTCTCATTTGAGACATAAGGTCATGCGTTTTGAAGGTATCGTCGACTTACACTCAGAGCTTGTTTTTCAATTTAGAATGGAGAATTAAACATGTTAGCAAATGGAATTACGCTTTCTTATAGCAAAACAAAAGGTAGCTATACTAAGCTTGTTGGGTTGAAAGAAGTACCAGAGTTTGGTATTGAGCCTGAAAAAGTAGAGAACACTACTCTTGAAGATAAAGTTAAGAAGTATGAGTTCGGTATTGGAGACGCAGGGGAATTGGAATATAAATTCTCTTACAAAAACGATAGCGCAACTGCTCCTTACCGTGTATTGCGTAAGGCAGCAGACGACAAGGAAAAACTCTACTTCGAACAAGCTTATCCAGACGGTACTAAGGTCACATTTGAAGGTCAAGTGTCCGTTAAATTGGGCGGTGGCGGTGTCAATGCCGTTATCGAGTTCACACTTAAGATTGCCTTGCAGTCTGAATTGACATTCGTTGATGGAATTGGAGGTTAATTAAATGGCATTAAAATACACGACTTGGAAAGTTACTGATGAAAAAGAGTTGAAGCTACGTTTGACATCTCATCAAGCTGCAACTGTGGAAGAAAAAATCGGCATGAACTTGCTGAAGATTTTCATGCCTGAAGCAGGCGAAGAGTTCACTTTGCCACCTTTGAAAGTTATGTTGTTGTTAGTTCACGGCGCCTTGCAGCAGTATGAACATGGGTATTCTCTTGAGGATGTCTATGATCTATACGATGAGTACGTGGACAATGGGGGAGACCAAACAACTTTCATGACAGAGGTTTTAATGCCACTATTTGAAGTATCGGGTTTTACTCCACGAGGAAGCAAGAACAAGAAAACTTCCAAGAAGAAAATGACAGTAGTCGAGTAATCTTAACAGTAACGCAGATTATTGAGAGGCTTTATCCTATGTTTTTGGACATTGGAGGCAAGCCTCTTGATTTTTGGGATTTGACGGTGCTTGAAATCAGAGAAATGATTGAAAGCTACAACCGTGTCAAAACCCAAGAGCGTAAAGAGAAGATTATTGACTCATACAGACTTTCGCAGATGATTTCCAATCACGTTTCTTTATTACTGTCCAATGACGCTAAGATTGTTGAGTTCTGGGAGTATGCGCCTGAGTTATTTGTAGAAGAACAACAAGCGGTAGAACTGGAACGACAGAAACAAGCACTTTTGTTGCATAAGGAACGGATGCGTGAATTTGCAGAGAGACATAATCGAAAAAGGAAGGAGGAAGTAAATGGCAACTCTTGATGAATTGAAAGTCATGATTGACGCTGAGATAGCGCCTTTCAGGAAAAAGATGAAAGAAGTCGAGAATCAGGTCAAAGGAACATCTGACCGAGTGAAAAATGCTACTGCCAAAGTTCGTGAACAGTCGAACTCAATCGGTAGTGCGTTTGGTAAGCTGGCTAAGTTCGCTGGTTTTGCAATCCTTGGTAAGAAATTACTTGATGTTGGGATGTATTCAACGCAGACGGCTCTTGAAGTATCAGCGTCTATGAACCAAATCAAGCGACAGATGGGCGAGAGTTCGCAATCTTTCTTAAAATGGGTTAACGATAATGCCAACGCTATGAATATGGGTGTGGGTGAGGCTACCAACTACGGTGCAGTCTACTCAAACTTATTTTCTGGATTTATCAAAGATACCAACAAGCTAAGCGCCTATACCGCTAAGATGTTGCAGACATCGGCAGTTGTTGCTGAAGGTTCAGGGCGCACGATTACAGACGTTATGGAGCGGATTCGCTCAGGTTTACTAGGGAACACCGAAGCGATTGAGGACCTAGGAATCAACGTCAACGTGGCTATGATTGAGTCCACTGAAGCCTTTAAGAAGTTCGCAAACGGACAGAGCTGGCAACAGTTGGATTACCAAACCCAGCAACAAATCCGCCTTATGGCTATTCTGGAACAGGCTACAGCCAAGTATGGGGATACCTTGTCTAATTCTGTAAATGGTCGTATCAGCCTATTTAAGTCGCTGATGAAGGACGCAGCATTGAACCTTGGTAACTCTATGTTACCGATTATCAATGCCATTATGCCTGTCTTGAACTCTTTTGCTATGGTCTTAAAGAACGTTACTGCTAAACTCGCTGAGTTTATCGCTTTGATGTTCAACAAGAAAGCAACAGTGAAAGATGGTGTTGGTGGAGCAGTTGGAGACATGGGTAACGCCATGAAGGATGCTGCAGGCGGAGCAGGAGACCTTGCTGACGCAGTAGACGACGCTGGAGATTCAGCAGGAGGACTTGCTGACAATCTTGGAGACTCCGCCAAAAACGCTAAGAAGGCCGCTAAAGAGTTGCTAGGTCTTTTGGGATTTGATGAGATTAACATCTTGCAAAAACCAAAAGATGACGACGCAGGCGGGTCTGGAGGCGGTGGCAAAGGTGGTAAAGGAAAGGGAGGCGGTGGCGGACCTTTCAAAGACATCTTGCCAGAAGTCGAGTTGACCGACATGGACAACAAATTCAAGAGCATTTTTGATGGTCTTGGAGATAAGCTCAAAGGGTTGTTTGACCTCTTCAAGAAAGGTTTTGATGCAGCATTTAGACCAGAAGGTATAGAACGCATTAAGACTGCCTTAGACCAAATAGCTAAGACAATGGGAGAAATCGCCACTGACCCAAGGGTTGTGAATGCCTTTAACCGAATGGCTGAGAAAATTGCTTATGCTTTAGGGCAAGTGACAGGCTCAATAACAACTATCGGGCTAGGTATCGGTGTTTTCCTTGCCGAAAGTATTGCAAATGGCCTTGGAAGGCAAAAAGAACGCATTACCAGGGCGCTAGTCGCTTTGTTTGATAATATTGGTAACATTTCCGAGGCAGTAGGAAACATCGCTCAGGACTTTTCTAGTACTTTCTACGACGTCATTACCTCAACTGGTGCGGTTCGTATCGGTAGCGCTATTGTGTCAACTCTGTTGAGTTTGACATCTACCATTGTTGAAGTTGGTAGTAAATTAGCAGGAAGTTTGTTTAAAGGTTTTGAAAAAGTCGTTGTGACAAGCGCTCCTAAAATTTCATCAGTCTTCCAAAGTTTATTAGATACTGTTGCGCCTGTATTTGAGAGCATTGAAAGGTCTGTTAACAAATTTGGCGATGGCTTAAGTCGTGTTTATGATGAACATGTAGCCCCTGCTATTAACTCTATTGCTAATGCTTTTAACGGACTGATTGATATCATACAAATCCTCTGGGAGAATTCTTGGCAACCTTTTGCTGAGTTTTTATCAGGAGTATTCGGTGTTAGTATTGAAGGAATTTCAGATTTATTAGGAGGTGGCCTTTTAGCCACTTTGGGACTATTGGCGGATGCTATTAAGTTAGTGGCAGATGGTTTCACCGTTTTTTCTGACTGGTGTAAAGAAAACAAAGAACCTATCTTGGCTTTGATAACAACTTGGCAAACGATTAATTTCTTATCATGGGCTGAACAAGCCGGGGGACTTGCAGGAGCATTCAGCTTGTTAGGTAGTAAGGTCTCTTTGATTGTTGGAGGGATTAAGAATCTAGGTCTTGCTATTAAAGCATTGACATTTGATAAGTTGGTCAGTTTTGGTGAAACAATCTATTTGAACACCTTATATGCAAAAGATTTTGTGGTCAATTCAGGTAAAACAATTGCACAGCTAGGAAAAACTGCTTTAGAACTTGGTAAATCAGCTCTAGCATGGACTGCTCATGCAGCGAAAATGGGATTAGCAACCGCGGCGGAATTTGCACATTCTGTTGCAGCAGGAGTCGCTACAGCTGCAACATGGGCTTTTAATGCAGCGTTAGCAGTTTTGACAAGTCCAATAACATGGATTATTGCAGCAATCGCAGCTTTGATTGCTATCGGTGTCTTGCTCTACCAAAACTGGGACACTGTTGTTGAGTTTGCTAAAACTGCATGGCAAGGACTATGTGATTTTATTAGTGGTATTTGTCGAGCTATTGGCGAATTTTTCAGTGGTCTATGGACAAAACTACAAGAAATCTTTGAGCCGATAGGTCAATGGTTTGGCGAGAAGTTCCAGCAAGCATGGGATGCCATTGTCAACATCTTCTCTGGTATCGGAGAGTGGTTCTCTGGTGTATTCCAAGGTGCATGGGACGCTATCGTTAATATCTTCACTCCAATCGGCTCATGGTTTGGACAACGTTGGGCAGATGTGACTAGTGCTTTGGCTAATATCGGGGCATGGTTTACTGACATATTCCAAAAAGCATGGACTGGTCTAACAAACATCTTTAGCAAACTAGGTTTATGGTTTGGCGAGAGATGGGCAGATGTTACAAGTGTTCTTGCGAATGTATCTTCTTGGTTTGGGAATATGTTTACTAGTGCTTATAATGCAGTCAAGAACGCGTTTAGTTCAATTGGTGGCTTCTTCAGCGGTGTATGGTCAACGGTTCAAAGCATATTTGTCAATGCTGGACAAAAGGTTGGTAGCGCTGTAGGTGGAGCGTTTAAGAGTGCGGTCAATGCGGTTCTTGGAACGATTGAAAATGTAGTCAATGGCTTCATCGGAATGATTAATGGAGTTTTAGGCGTTGTCAGAAACTTACCTGGTCTAGGATGGGTTGGTAGTGTAAGCACAGTTAGCCTCCCTCGTCTTGCCCGTGGTGGTATCGTCGATAGTCCAACAATCGCCATGATTGGTGAAGCTGGTAAAGAGGCGGTCGTACCACTTGAAAATACAGGATTTATCCAAACACTTGGACGAGTAGTCAGCAGTGCGGTAGTAAATGCCATGGCTGGTATTAGTCCACAAGGTGGTTTTTCTAGCGACGGCGACATCGTTATTCAAATCGCAGGCCATGAGTTCGGACGGGTAGCTATCCAAGAAATCAACAAGGAACATGAACGAGCAGGTCAAACCTTGCTCAAGATTTAGGAGGTTAAATGGCACAATTGACAATCAATGGGGTGGCTGTGAAGCCTCCCAAATCTTTTCAAGTCGGTATTCAAGATATCGATGGAGAGACAGGGCGTAATGCCAATGGCGACATGGTGCGTGACCGTATCACGACCAAACGCAAACTAGACTGTGAATGGGGTATGATGACTCAGGGAGAAATAAGTCAGCTTTTACATGCTGTATCATCTAAATTTTTTGAGGTATCTTATCCAGACCCCATGGATGGCCAAGTCACAAAGACTTTCTATGTCGGTGATAGGACAGCTCCTAGCTATACCTTTACTGAGAAGCTTAAACCTTGGTCTGGCGCTAAATTTAATCTGGTAGAGAGGTAAGAAAATGGACGCTTTAACTAGACGACAATTTGACAGAGCCATGTTTGCCAAGGAAAGGACGCTGGCTATTCGTGTTGGTGAATATGCTTCACGGGATATCAAAGAGGCTAGTTTTGAGTATGGCTACATCAAGGGCGATACTTATAAGCCTGGTGGAACCTGCGCTGGTAGCGGTAAAATTACCTTTACCAGTATCATTACCACGTTCAATAAGCTGGATACCCTGCACCCTGAGATTGGTCTACTGGTTGGGGATACCTACCAGTGGGTCAAGATGGGGGAATACTTCATCAACGATATTGAGATTGACCGAAACCGCAACACAACCACACTTGAACTTATGGACGGTATGTTTAAGCTCAATCGTGAGTACGTGACGGATTTGCATTTCCCAGCTGAAGTACGAGAGGTTATTCAGGAAATCTGCCTGAAAACAGGCATTGAGTTAGCGAATGACTATTTCGGAATCAGCGCTATGCGTTACCATATCGAGCAAGTTCCTGAAGGTAAGAAACTTTCGTTCAGGGATATGCTGAGCGCTATGACTCAGATGATTGGGATGTCTTGCTTCTTCAACCGAGAAGGAAAGATGGAAATCCGTGATTTGACCGAGTCCAACATCACGATTAACGCTGACAGTTACTTCTTGCATGGATTGACCAAGAGTGAAATCGAGTATCAGATAGCTGGTATCACTTGTAAGACGGATAAGAAGTCTCTGACGGTCGGTATGACAACAGGTCGGTCTTTGGAACTTGATAATGTCTTCATAACCCAGAGCGCTTTAAATGACTTGTATTACAAACTGAAAAACCTAACTTACTATCCGTATAATCTCAACTACCAAGGACATTTGTTACTTGAGGTTGGGCAGTGGGTAACCATTCAGACCAACAAGAAAGAGACTTTTAAAGTTCCTGTCTTAAGTCAGAGCTTTATCTTTAAAGGTGGTCTGAGAGGTCGTATCAGTGCAGATAGTAAGGCTGGAAACGATACCCAGTATTCTTACGAGGGTACGATTACCAAGCAGATTAAGCAACAAGATGGCTTTGAAGCGAAAATCCAAGCGCAGATTGAAGCAGCAGATAAAGATTTTGACCAAAAGGTCGACAAAATCAAAAAAGACTTTAACGATCAAGTAGAACTGGCCAAAGCCAGAGCTGAAGAAGTCAAGAGAGAACTGTCTGACACTATCAATCAGCGCTTTAATAGCTTTGACAACGGGCCATTGAAAGAAGCTAAGCGCAAGGCTGAGGAAGCTTTGCGAAATGCTGGCGCAAGTAGTTCTCTTGCTCAGGAATCCAAGCGGATTGGGCTGGATTCTGTTGCTAGACTTGAAGCGTTTAAGTCGCAGACTACGAGCGCACAAACGGCTCTGTCGGGTGACTTGGACGCTCTGAAACGGACTATCGCGAAT